CAAAGCTGTACTATTTTCCCCCGACATCCTGGTGCCAGGGGTTTTGTACCGTGTTCCACTCTTTGTCGAGCCCCTATTGACCAACTGCATCCGTGTCAACCATCTGACCTTGCGGCGATGGTGAGCGGCAAACAAATGTTGGTAAAACACACTCTCCACTTGTAGGAGGTCCTGTGTAATATGAGCATCAAACTTGGAGTGGTCCAAGCACAAGAATAGAGGGTCCGCAAAACAATCTGCCTTAGCTTTCATATCACAGGCTCTATCTCGCATATTCCTGCCTTTAGCGCATATAGGTGTGTTCGTCCAATCGACCACTGGATACAATGCTTCCTCAATTGGGTGCACATATTGTGCCCATACCAGTCCATATCTTTTTGACCGATATTGTATGGCTCGAGGTGCCTTGTATTCCTCCTCATGCGATTTATCAGCTTTAATGAACATGCGTACTTTTGCATCATCCGCAGTCAGCCTATCATGTAGGAGCGATTGGCGAGCTGTTTCATAAACTCGCCTCTTACCCCCTGTATATTTATTTACTATGCATGACTTGCTGACTGGTTCCAATGCCGTTGTATTGGCCTGCTGCAAGACCTCTTTTGATAAGATCTTGGCTTGCTCTAGCAACAAATGCTTTGCAGTACATGGTGGTGCTTCTAATTGGTGACGGCAAACTAATGCGGCCACTTCATTATGCACGCAGCCTTTATGAGTCCAGACATATTGAGTGGGTTGTATAGTGTCTGAAGTGTGAGTTATTTTTGCGTTGAGTCTTGTGCTCCGATTGCAAATGCAATCCTGCTCTCTGATCCTGACCCAGCTATAGTCAACGGTCCTACCTGGCTTTAGACCGCGCACACAGACAGCTGGCAGTGAGCAGGGATCCTAACTGGTTGCCTTCGCCAACTTAGGCAGCTGTTTCTTCGAAAAGAACAAGCTGCCGCTAGTAACGGTACCAGTGGTCAGGAGTCGCGCTTGCTTAATGCGCTCCTCTGACTGACCAGGATCACGGAGGTGCTGCCGGACATCCAGTTCTTGTTGAGTGATGTCCATAGCAGCCCCGACGCACTGGATGACTAATTCAGCACGCCGGCGCCATGACAATTCAGTACAGTCATAGCGAGCCAAGAATTGTTTAGCCTTATTTGCCATCTGTGGCATTAGCTCTGG